CTGTTAGCTGGCGGGAGGATATTTCACCTCCACGCCATGTAGTTTCTACTTTTTGACAATTTCCACCATCTTGGCGATTTCGTCTTCGGTAGGCTCCGCGCCATACATTGCGGTATGATAGGTTTTCAAAGACTCCAGCTTTTGCTGTTGCGCCTTAGTCAAACCGTTCCGCTTGCCTTTGACCTTGTCAGGGTCAAGCACGATTGTAACGCTACGCATTGTCTCGCTATCGCCTGCCTCATATTCTACAATCTTACCACCTGCAACTTCTGCGTCGATCTCGAATTGATCGTGATTGTATCGGCAAGCGGTAGATGGACCGTGTTGCAATACCGTGTTGAGAACGGATGCGATGAACTTATCTTTCTGCTCATCACTCCATGTATCAACGTGAGCTTCAATCGTGAGCTTGGTATCAGGCCAGCTTGCGATGGTATCACCGTCTGCATTAGACTTGCTACCAGCGGACACTACTTTGCTTTCAATTAACTTTGCCATAATATTTACTTTTGTTTAGTATTTATTCTGCTGGATAATCAACACCAGCTAACAAAGCACAAATTGACCTTACTAGGTTTTTATCTTGGATATGTAAAAGATCTACACTTTAGAGCGTTTACTCTACCTTGTCACAAAGTCTTTCCTTTGCTATGGCTTGCCAAAACCTTTCTGGCCTTATTTCTGTTTTTTCTTGTCAGACAATATACCACATCTAATCTGATTCTCAAGCACTTTTTGCTCAAATCGCCCTATTTTCCGAGATTCTTTCTTATTGATACTGAGTCTCACTATCAGGGGGTTCCCTTCCCCTCGACGCCTGCTGGCCCTATTATTATCACCCTCGGTTCCTTCGACAACAAAACGTTTCTAAACCTTAAACATAAAACATCCACACGCGAGTGAGAAACTTAGAATCGAACGAGAGTTGCGCCTTGCTTGTAATAGACTTAAACGCATTCATGTGTTGAATTGGTCAGACAGATAGTAATGTGGAAAAATTAAAGCAATGTGCCAGGTATAAAAAAGTCCTAAACGATGCGTAAAAAATAAAATACGCGTTGCTATTTGCTATACATATAGTAGGTTGCTACATGACTGAAAAACGTCGCATAAATAGACCTGTTGCAAAGGTTAGAAAGTTTAATGAGTCTGAAGTAGATTCTAAGCTTGTAAAACATGGGACAACCTGATTCATTTGCAGATGCACTGCTAGGAGAGCTAGAGATAGCTCCTCAGCCGCGTATTGTTCGTGACGATAATTCGACACGAGCAGGAACTTCCGTCGTGCCCTTAAAACGACAGGACGGCAAAGCACTTCCACCTGAAATTAAAAACGAAAAACCCTGGCACCGCACTTTGGCTTATTTAAGTCTGCAAGGCAAACCTACAGCAGAACTTGCTGAAGAATTTGGAAAGCATCCTGATACAATTAGATTAATTAAGCGGCAACCTTGGTTTGAGGATTTGTGCGCTCGACTTGCAGCAGAACACTTTGATAACGATGTTACTAAGATGGTCGAAGGTGCAGCTACTTCAGCTGTGCTAAAACTTGAAACTTTAATGGAAGAGGGTTCAGAGTCAACACAAAGATTTTCTGCGGCAAAGTTGTTAGATTTACATTTTGCAAATAAACCAAAAGAAGCTGAAAAAGTTTCTGATGACCCACAACAAGAGCTTGATATTATTAACCGTGAGATTAAGCAGTTAGAGCTTGAATAATTAAATTATAACCCACAATACAATGCCAAGTAAAAAGGACCCTAGATTAGCTAGAGCAGGTGTTTCAGGTTTTAATAAGCCAAAGCGGACACCTAATCATCCAAAGAAAAGTCACGTTGTTGTTGCAAAAGAAGGCGACAAAATAAAGACTATTAGATTTGGTCAACAAGGAGCTAAAACTGCAGGCAAACCAAAATCCGGAGAATCTCGAAAAATGACTATGAAACGTAAAAGTTTCAAAGCACGACACGGAAGAAACATTAAAAAAGGCAAAATGAGTGCAGCTTATTGGGCCGACAAAGTTAAGTGGTAATGGCAACTAAACGCAAAACGGCTAAGAAAAAAGACGCTTGTTATAGCAAGGTTAAAGGACGATATAAAGTCTTTCCATCAGCTTACGCCAGTGGAGCAATTGCAAAGTGTCGTAAAGTAGGAGCTAAAAACTGGGGAACTGGTCGTGCCAAAGCAAAGAAAAAGTAAAGAAGGTGCCGCACTTAAACGTTGGTTCAAAGAAGAATGGACTGATGTTAGAACTGGTAAAGCTTGTGGTCGCAAGAAAGGCGAGAAGCGTGGGACTCCATACTGTCGTCCCAAGAAAAGAGTTTCCTCTAAAACTCCAAAGACAATAAAGGAAATGACTGCTGCTGAAAAACGTAGCAGAATAAGTCAAAAGAAACGTCTAGGTCAACCTGCTGGAAAACCTAGAAGAGTTAAATCGTTAAAAAGAAAGAAATAACTATGCCATACGGTAAAGGAACATACGGAAGTAAAAAGGGTCGACCACCCAAAAAGAAAACGACAGTTAAAAAGAAAATGGTCAAGAAAAAGAAGTGACCTAAGAAAAAGAAATAACAATGGTCATTGTAAAGTTTAACAGATAATAAAATGCTAAATAAACTAAAATCCCGAAAGCTGTGGGCAGCCGTAGTTGGCACTGTCCTTGTTACGCTTGGAGAAGAACTTGGTCTGCCTGCTGACGTTGTTCAGTGGACTGCCACTATTATCACTGGCTACATTATTGGCCAAGGTATTGCTGACTCTGGTGCAAGAGGTTCTTCCCAAGGAGCTTAACAAAATGTCAACGCGTTGACGCATAATGAGACTGCTAGGGGTCATTGAAACGAGCCTTAAAGCTGCAACGATGTTCATGCGCTACTTGGCGCCTCTAGCAGTCTCTCGTCAACTTAACAAAGACTTAGACAAAATAGAAGATGAGATTTTTGATTGCAGTATCAACGCTAGTGAGTCTGACATCCTGCGCATCGAGAAACTCAAACAAAGAAAACGCCGTATTGTTGAACAACTCAGCATTATACGATCCGTCTTCAGTGACATTGATTCAAGACCAAACGTATAAATTTGAAGAAGGTCGCTTGAAAGGTAGAGGACAAAAATTTTACTCCCAAGCTGCTTTTACTAGAGTTGCTACTAAATGAACAAAGAAAGTAAACATGCCCTTCTTAAAGAAGCCTTTACTGCGCGACACTATCAGTCAAAGCTGATTAAGTCTATATCAGATATTGTAACAGATGATGACACAATTCCTGATATTGTAGACCCTGAACCAGATACGCCAAAGCTTTATGGTCGCATTGCACTTCTAACTGGACATAACGAAAAACAACCTGGTGCTTGGATCAAAGATCCAAGCCTAAGAGAGTCAGAGTTTACATTCTATAACAAAGTGTTTGACATTGTTATTGACCGTGGGCTTGATAACGTAGAGTTTAAAAAGTTTAATCGAACGTATGGCGGTGGCTATACGGAAGAAATTAATCGTGTTTACAAAGAGATTGATGAGTTCAATCCTACGTTTGCTATTGATGGACATTTTAACGGAGGTGGCGGTGCCTACTCTATGGTAATGTATTATCAACAAAGTAAAATTTCTCGTCGTGTTGCAGATGCAATGTCAGTGCCTTTTGCTAATGCGTTTGGACTTCGTAATTATAACATAGAAGAAGGCAAAGAAAGTATTCCAGCTTTGATCTCGGGAGAAAACGGTTATTACTCTATGGTAAAAGCTAAATGTCCTTCAGTATTGTTAGAACCATTTTTTGGTGATCACTTACAAAGCGCTGCTAAAGTTGCTGATCTGGGTCATAAAGGCTATGCTTCTTTGCTAGTTGAATCAATTAAATTAGGTCTAAGCGTAATTTTATCTGACTAATATGAGCGAAGAGCTTGCTAAAACAGACTTAGAGCGTCGCGTATCCACCAGTGAAACACGAATAAACAATCTTGATAGAAGCGTTGCAGACATTAAAACAGAGCAGACACGACAAGGCACAGTTCTTGACGGTATTGCAGCTTCTGTTAGCGAGCAAACTAAACACTCTCAACAACAACCTCAACCTGGTTTTGTTAGGACTGATTCGATTATTAAGGTTTTAACTTTAAGTATTTCTATTATTGTAACAACAGCTGGATTAGGCTGGACAATCACAAGTTTAATTGAACAAAAGAACAAACAAGCTGACGAGCATTCTATTATAATATCTGAGCTTAGAGATAATCACCTGCGCGAAATGGAAGATATGCGTGACAGAAACACACAATCAGATATTAGAAATTTACGTGAGCAACTAGAAGAACTACAGAAAACAGAAGATGAGTGATAACGCACAGCAGCTTGAAATCGTCAAAAGACGACAAAAGCTAGAGTTGCTCCGACGCAGAAAACAACTGCGTGAGGAGAACGGATTGGCGTTTTATACTCCTCATCCCAAACAAGACACTTTCCATCGTGCTGCAAAATATAAAAGACGTTATCTTAGAACAGGCAACCGTTTTGGCAAGTCTGACTGTGGTGCAGCAGAAGATTGTGCGTATGCATTAGGAGAGCGTCCTTGGTATGCTAAAGACGATCCAGCAAGATACGAAGGTATTCCTAAGCATTCTACTAAAGGTTGTATTATTGTGCAAGATTGGGATAAAGCACATGAAATTTTTACAAACACTGAACCTGGAAAATCAAGAGGTAAACTCTTTCACTTTCTTCCAAAAGATGCAATAGTGTCTTGCAAAAAAGGACGTTCTGGAACAGGTATCGCAGAAATAGTTATTAAAAGTGTGCACGGTGGACATTCAACAATTCATCTGGAAACAGTGAGATCTTTCATGCAAAACAAGATGGGCTTGGAATCATCTAACTGGGACTGGATTCACGTTGATGAGCCTTGTCCTAGAGAAATGTGGGTTGCCGTATCTCGTGGTCTAGTTGATCGTGCAGGCTCCGCTTGGTTTACTTGCACGCCAATTACCGAGGCATGGATTAACGATTACTTTATTCCACGCTCTCTTACACGTTCTACCTTTGACGAAGGTTACAAAAACGTAGAAGAAGAAAATTTAACTAAATACGTTCTAACCGGCAGTTCATACGATAATCCGCACATTAGTAAAGAAGCGCTACAAGCTTTTGAAGCAGACATATCAGCTGACGAAAGAGAGTGTCGTATTTCTGGTATTCCTGCTGCTTTAGCTGGTGTTGTTTACAAAGAGTTTTCTCAAGATCTACATGTTTACAGGGACTGCCCTAAAGGTTGGGAAGACGTTATTACTCCGCCTCGCAATTACACAATTAGAGTTTTTATTGACCCGCATCCTAAGACACCACATGCTGTGTCATTTTTTGCAACTTCGCCAGAAGGATACACTTTTCAATACCAAGAACTTTTTCGTCCTGGCTTAATTTCAGATATCTGTGAACACATTAAAGCAGTCGTAGATGGTTACGTTGTGGAAGATTTTATTTGTGACCCTATTGCTTGGAATGAGAATCCAATTGATGGAACCTGCATGGCAGATGTATTTTACGAGCAAGGGCTTAACATTGTGCCAGCAGTAAAAGATCTTGCTTACGGCATACAAGCAACTCGCAAAAAATTAAGAGACCGTGACGAAGCAGATCGTCCTACTTTTTATGTGCATGAAGGATGCGATACATTCCTTTTTGAAATTGATCGTTACGTATGGAAACCTAATACTGAAAAACCAGTAGACAAAGACGACCACATGATGGAGAACCTTTATCGAGCAGTGCTTTCTGGTATGAAATATGTTGAGCCTGGTGGTTATAAAGTTACAGTCAATCCTATCAATTTAAGCTCAACTAAAAACATTCTGTCAGGTTCTTTTGGCTTACCGACTATGGGAACACCTAGCCTGCCTAAACAACAAACCTCAAATAGATATCGAGTTTAACATCTTCAATCGTTGAAAGCGTCATGGAAGAAGAATTAAAGAAAAGACTAGCTGCTGAAGAGCAAGATGATGATCTGGTCAGACTAAAGAACAAAGTTGTTCAACTGGTCAAAGAGTCCAGATCAGAAATGTCAAAAAATTACGAACGTTGGGATAAAAACAACGATGTGTATTGTGGCTTGCGTGCTCCAGATGAAGAAGATATTGACGCCAGCGATCATAATGAGCCTGAAAAAATGGTCGTTCCTATGTCGTTTGCACAGATTCAAACATTTGTGGCCTTTATCTTTTTGTTGTTCTACCAAAACAAAAGGTTCTTTGAGTTAATTGGAACTGGCAGTGAAGACAAAGGTGATAAGTCAAGCGACGGTGAAAAGCTGTTAGAAGCAGATATGCGGTCTAACTACGGTAGCCAGCAGGTTTATCAGTTTTTAACTAATGTCGGTCGCTTCTCGATTGGAATCTTTAAAAGCTGGTATGAAACAGAAAATCAGTTTGCTCCTGCTACAATTCCAGGTGCAGTCGCACAGTTAGGTGATATTGAAGTATCTAACGAAAGTGTTGAAACTGAACAAGAATACTTGAAGTTCCAAGGCAATAAGTTCACTAACATCTCGCCATATAACTTTTTTCCTGATACAAGATTTCCTCTGAGTGAATGGCACAAAGGCTCTTTTGTAGCTGATGAAACAGAGTGGCACATTAATTATCTTAAAAAACACGAAGCTGCAGGAAGGGTAGCAGGAGTTGAGTTTATTGAGCCTATGACTAAACAAGATTATGAAAGGCACCGTAATTACACTAGGTTGTCAGCTTTTCATAATTATACAATTAGTGAATCTAGAGTTAAAACAAAAGAAGATCAAGTTGTATGTGTTACTGAATGTCAATTAGAGATCAATCCAAAGTCTTACGGTTTCAGCGATACTGACAGACTTGTTAAATACGTTGTCCAAGTTGCTAACGACGATAGAATAATACGTGCTGAGCCTATTGGCTATATGCACGATGAGTATACTTACGACGTTGGACTTATTTCGCCTGATATGCACCAGCATATTGGACAATCGCTTGCAGATTCTATTGATCCTATTCAAGAGGTTATTAGCTTTCTTATTAACGCTAGGCTTATGGCAAATAAGAAAGGTTTGGAAAACAACATGATTGTTGATCCAGGTATGATTGATATGGCAAGTCTTGAAAGCCGATCACCTTGGATTCTTACTAAGAAAGGTGCTCCTAAGATGGGCGTTGATCGTTTTGCTAAACAGTTGCAGTTTAATGATTATACTGCTGGCAATTTTAATGACGCTGAAGTTCTTATGAAAGTCATGCAAGTGGTGACTGGGGTTAACGAGAACGCGATGGGTCAGTTTCATGGTGGCCGTAGGTCTGCTACTGAAGCTCGCGCCGTTAACTCCGGTTCCGCTGCACGTATGAAAGTTACAGCTAAGATTTTGTGGGACTGCGCCTTTACACCGCTCGGACAAAAGCTGTTGTCGAATCACAGACAAGGTATTACTTATCCAGGTTGGCAAAAGATTATTGGTGAAAATACTGAAGAAAGGTTTCAAGCTTTCAAACCAACAGACCCAAGCCAACTCATTGGCTTAAAAGATCATTTTGTTCACGATGCTACACTTCAAAGCGAAAAAGGTTTTATTGCACAATCGCTGCAAGAACTTGTTTCTGCTATGATGGGAACGCCAGAAGTAATGGCAATGCTCAATGTCGATCTTGGCGCACTTATAAAAGAGATTTTAAGGTTGCGCGGGATCGAAAATGTAGATCGTTTTCAAAACCAACCTCAACCTCAAATCTTAAATGGACAAAATCCAATGGGACCAGGTCAAACTCTCCCAAGTTCGGCAGGAGTTGGACAACTTCAAGGACAGCCTACTTTACAAGCTGTTCCAAGAGGAATGCCAACAAGCTGAAGATATGTTAATTGACATGGTAACAAGTGCTCAACCTGATGGCATTGCTGCTTTAATTGTTAGAGAGCAAGCTGCTGGATCACTTTCCCAAGTCAGAATAGATAAATACTGGTTCGAAACCAAACAAAACGAACTAGCACAACTAGCCCAAACCGAAAAGAATAATGTATAAACTACCAATAAATGGCGTGTTCAATGAATACGAAGAAGCTGGAGATTACAGCACTGGACACGGTGATCTCGAATCTTTTGATGAGACTGTAGACTACGAAAGTGGTATGCCAGTTGAAGCAGAAGAAGAAGAGGCAGATTATGAAGAAGTGTCTGAAACTGAAGAGGCTCCACAAGAGACAATGGTGCCTATGTCAGAGATGATGCAGTATATGCAGCAGCAGCAACAAGCTACTCAGCAACCTGAAACTCCGCAAATAACGCAAGAGCAAATTGATGAGATGCTGCATACTGTTCGCGTTGATTCTGAGCTTGCTGAGTCAATTTTTGGTTCAGAAGTTTCTGATAGCCAAATTAAAGCTCTGCAAAACTTTGCGGACTCAATTATTAAAAACTCCACAGCAGTTGGAAACTATGCGCTTCAGCATATGTATTCTAAACTTAATACACAAATTTCGCCCGCGCTAGATATGGCTCGTGAAGCTAGAGATAATGAATTTTACTCTGGTGTAACAAGTATGTATCCTGCACTAAAAGGCCACGAGCAAACAATGAGAAAGGTGCTTGAGCAACTACGTCAAAGTGGTTATACCGCAAACAGTGGTGCTGAAGCAGCTCAGATCGTTGCTGGCCAAACCGAATCGCTAATTCGTTCTGTTAACCCACAGTTCAGTTTGCAATCCGGTGCTCAAAACAACAACAACAATGGACAGCAGGGCAGCATGCCTTCAATGGCTTCGCTTGGTGGCGGAGCTGGAGGAGGACAGCAAGGTGCCCAAGGTGGTAGATCGAAAGTTCCTACTGGATTGGACATTTTCTCCTGAGCTGCCCTTTAACCAAAAAACAAAATAATAATACAATATGTCAATACTAGGCTTACAGTCATCTTCGGATTTGACAGGCGTTCAGTCTCTTGATATCCGACGTAAGGTGTTTTACCAGTATCCTAACGGCGCGGCACCTCTTATGGGTTTGCTGTCCATGATGGATGATGGCGACGGTGAAACAGATAAACCCTCTTGGGGTTGGAACGAAGAACGTTTTCCAACTTTCCAAGCTAAAACAGCTCAAGCTAATTCCGCTGGACCATTTACCGATACTTCCGGTTCTAATGGCGCAGCTGGAACTGACTTGACAGCAGCAGGCTGGGGACTCGCAGGAAACGCAGCTTTTCGCGTGTTTCTTAACGATGTTTCCCTAATTCAAGAACGTGATGTTCTTGAGTTTCGTAACATTCCTGGAACATCTTCTTCCGAGAAGACTTTCCAAGGCGTTATTACTGCTGTCTACCCCACGGAAAACTCAGTCGACGTTCTCTTGATTGAGACGGTAGCAAACGTGCTTAACACCACCGCTGCTAACGCTATGGATGTGATCATTGTATCTTCAGCAGCTGCTGAGGGTGATCGCTCTAAGACGGGTTTCCGCACATTGCCGATCGAAGTGTATAACTACACCCAGATCTTTCGTCATTCGTTCAACTTCACGCGTAATGCGTTGAAGATGGGCCTCAAGTTTGATAGCTCTGGCACTTACAAGTCCACAGCTAAGATCAATTCCTTGAAGCACATGAAGCTGCTTGAATACGCCTTCCTTTTTGGTCGTCGTTCTTCTTATGCTGCAACTACCGATGATGGTGACACTACGGTTCGTCGAACTCTTGGTGGCATTCGTTGGTTCCTTGAGCAATACGAAAAGGGTAATACCTCTAATGGTGGTCAATTTGATTACCGTCCTAATGGCTCTGATATTTCAGGCGACGCATGGGATTCTTCGGATGACAAGCGTATTCTTGATTTTGCAAATGCTGACATTACTGGTGAAGAGTTTGAAGATCGTATCATTCAGAACGCGTTCCGTTATACGAACGATGAATCTTATGAAAAGATTGCTCTTTGCGGTCAGCGTTTCTTGTCTGAGTTTAACAAGTATGCTAAAAATGCATCACTTAAAACCATTGACCTTCACTCTAAAGAAGATACCTTTGGTATGAAAGTTACATCTTGGGAAACTGCTCATGGTGTGCTTCACTTCAAATCACACCCACTTCTTGCACAAACCGACGTTCACAACTCGTCTGCGTTTATTCTTGATATGGGAGAGCTTAAATATACACCGTTCCAAGATTCAGATACGACATTGCTTAAGAATCGTCAGCCTCGCGACTATGATGGTCGTAAGGATGAGTGGCTTACTGAAGCAGGTCTTGAGTTGCACTATCCAGAGAACCACATGTTCTTGGATCGCCTTGGATCAATCACTCTCTAACCCTTAATGAGGGAGTGAGGTTAATCCCTCCTCCCTCTTATTACTATGGCAGATTTAGAAAAAAGCGACGTTACCTTTCACAAATCATATTACACTACGCAAGACAAACTTGTTATGTCTCGTGATGTGACTATTGAGCTTGCTGGTCAAGGTGACGAAACAGATACAATTCCTGCTTCTGCCCTCGGATTTAAGAGTTTCGAAGGCAGTAGCACACTTACAGAAGATGACAATAGCACTATTGTGCTTGGTGTTGCGTCTTTTGACAAATCAATCCTCCTGCTACAAGACGGGACGCATAATGCGCCTGGAACTTTTACAGGAACTTTCCGTGGCGTGGTCAACGGCCGTGCACATTAACCCAAATAAAGGACATTATAAATGAAAAGACATCGAGTCGGAGTAAACGATGAAGTAACCGCAAGTTCAGCAGTAGATGTAAAAGATACAGCTATGCTTAGCACCGAAGCGCGCGAGCGTTTTGCTACTGGAACAAATACAACCAAACGCCACACAGTAAAACATGGGGCATTTGGAAAGCTTGGTTTGCGCGGTCACGCCAAGTAATTCAACCATTGAAACCGTTTAGTGCTATAAGCTATGAACATCGGACAAATTAAAACTACGATTGCTGCTTATCTGCAAGTTGATCAAAGTCAACTTATTACAGGTGGTGTTGACTTGTTGTTAATCGCGTGCAATAATGCACGTAGGTTTGCTACAAGAATGCATGACTGGAATTGTGAAGAGGTTCGAGCTTATGGCACTCTTACGGATGGAGTCGGTAACTGGAGAAACCTTAGTTTAATCAGTGACGATTCCAGTGTTACGCTGAAGCAGCCAGAAAGTTTTTACCTGCAATATGGTGAAGACTTGCTGGTTGTTAGGCAACACAGTATGCGCCACGGTGCTATTGCAGCAAGTGAAAGAAACACTGCGCAAGGCATTAGTAGTGCTTTTAGGTATCTTAACGATGGTGCAATTTACAGAGAAAGCTTAGTTGCTCCTTTTAGAGGAACAAGTTATAACGCTTATATACAAGGCGAGACTGTAACCTTTGTGCCTACACCTAGTGAAACTACAACTTTTGTTGTAGATGGATACAGACGATTTGACGATTATGCTAATGATTCAGATGAAGATTTCTTCACAGATCAAGGATCTGATTTTCTGATTTATGGTGGCATTGTTGAAGCAAACTTGTTAGTCAAACAATTTGTAAATAGACAAGAAGGCAATGTTGATGTGCCAGAACGGGCTAGAGATGACGCACTTGCAAGTCTTGTAGAAGAAGATAATTACTTGATTGAAGCAGGTAGAGCACCATATAAAAGGTAATGGCTGAAACTGATATAAATAACCCTGTTGGTTCTATTAAAGGACCAAAGATTGAAGCACAAAGAGTTAAAAGTGCAGAGACCACAGGCAAGACTTTAGTTACTACTGACCAAGAAGTAGCACACGGGCATCAACCTGATACACCTGTTTTTGGTGAGTTAGAAAAACGCGTTGTCAATGGTGGTAATATTAACAAATCAAGAGAACAGGTTACAAAATTTGATCCCTCAGATACTGGAACGCTTTCTCACGCAGAGCTAAAAGGGCTTGACCGTCTAGGTGGTGAAACTGTCACAACTACAGAGTCTTATGTCGATCTTACAAGTTCAACAACACAAGATGAACTAAGTAATCAAGATTTGACATTACTTAGTGAAAAACTTAATCAAGTTAATGAGACTAACGCTGTTAGTGTTGTTAATCGTGTTGATAGTTGGCGACCAAGAACCTTAACAAAGCATACAGACGACAACTTGTTTGGTGGGACTTCTAATTCAACAGCACAAGTTATTGCCGTTGGAACTCCTGTCGAAACTGGAAGTAATATTATTGAGGTTGTTGATCAGCAACTAGACGATGCTAAGATGCTTCGCACAGTTGTTAGAGCTGAAAACTATGTTAGTGACTCTGAACCTATCGGAACATTTACAAGCTTTGAAGAAGAGCCTATTACTGGAAGAAGGGTTACTGTAGAACGAGCAATCTTTTTGGCAGAACCTGCTACAACAGCAGATATGTCTATCGCTCGACGCACTGAAAGTGTTGTTCAATCAAGTGATAACGTTTGGACAAGAATCAGAAAAACGATTGATAGCTCTATTTTAACTGAAACATTTTATGAGTATCATAATGTTGATTTTTACTTTAATGCTTATTTAGACCCTCTTGTTCCTTTTAAAGTTGTTTCTGATCTAAACACTGTTTCGCCTAATAAATCAGGCGATCAACAGTTAAAAGTGCCTGCACGATTTGAAGTTACTTATCATGAAACAGCACAAGGACCAGATGAAATCTTTCAATTTAAGACTGTAGACTTATCTTATATTGATGGAGATTTTAGAATTGATGTTCCTAATATTATTTGTGACGATGGTGAAATTGTTTTAAGAAAGTTGAATTTAATCACCATAGGATCAGGAGGTTTTGGCGGTTACGATGTTAGCGAATTGCCTATAACCACATATTCTTGGAGAGGTAGTTCTCCTACTGCAACAGAATATCTTGATATAATGGGTGAAGAAAAATTAATTGCAGATGATACAGTTAGATGGAAGTATGATTTATGGAGACGGACGAAGATTTATATAACACTTCCGGACTTGACGGAAGCGTTCGGAACACTGACTTACGAGCCATACGGCTCAGTCTAAACGAAGCAGAACAGCAAATGACTCAAGATGAGTCAAGCTTTGACCAAGAAACACAGCAACTGTTAGAACAGTATAAAGTAGTAAAACCTCAATAATGAGAAGGTTGAATTTGCATGGTGTTAATGGCGTTTGTGGAATCTCCACAGCTTACAAGCAAACAGCTGCAGCAATTAAAACTGTTTGTAATGTATCTAGTGCAGAAGACTACGACGACTTTTACGTTCATGGTTTGCCACGTTCTACTCGCAGCTTAATACATATTCCTAAGTTTCTTGACGGCAATAACATTGCTTACTGGATGTGGGAAAGTTCAGAGCTTGCGGTTGACTTTGCTGAACATGCAACGTATTACTCAGAGATATGGACTGCTAGTAATTATTGTAAGTCCATCTTTGAAACGCTTGGTAAACCAGTAAAGTTGGTTCCACACTGTGTAAATGATTATAAATACAATCCCGACGCAGCAGATGACGTTCCTGTTATTCTAGTTGCATTTAATTGCGATAGTCGAGTATCTAGAAAGAACCCATTTTTTGCTCTTGAAGCATTAAATAAACTTAGTGAGTCTATAGCCTTTAAAGTTAAATTTAAGGTATCAAACTCAAAAAGCTCTTTATTAAAGTACTTCAAAAAACAAGCTGAAAGTTTAGACTGCGAGTGGATTACTGACTCACTTACACGTAATGATTTGCTTTCGTTGTATGATAATTGTGACATACTGTTTAGCCCTCATAAGAGTGAAGGCTTTGGTTTGCACATGATTGAAATGATGGCTATGGGTAAAAAAGTTGTAGCCACTGGTTATTCTGGTAATATGGATTTTTGCAATGACGAAAATTCTTACTTGATTGACTACAAACTTGATGCTGTTGACGATGAGTTTTACTTAGGTGAGTGGGCTTATCCTGAGCTTGACAGCGCAGTTGATTGTTTGAAAGCTGCGTGCAAAGACGGACAGACAAAAAACTTTAACGGCTTTAATACAGCACTAAGTTTTAATTCTGCAAATTTAATTAAACACACTTTAAAAGCACTATGAATTACGTTGTTCCTACTTTTATGCGCTGTGGTTCTACGCTTGTAACTCGTGGTATATGCGGACTGCTAAATGTAAAATATGAGACTTTTAAATCTAAGCTTCGTTGGAGGCTTTCAGAAAAAGAATCTGAGTCTTTTGTAGAAGGAAATAACAGAGTTATTAAAACACATGAACTTGTACCAAGAGATTTATTAGACTTGGCTATGGCTGACAAAGTAGGAATTATCTCAGTCAGACGTAGATTTTTAGACGTGCTAGCATCGTATATTCTTTACAATGGTAAAAAACGACCTGCAAACAAAGAATCTGTTCATTCTACGTTTGAAGAGTTTAATAAGCTTTATAAAGATTTACCAGACGAAGTTTATGTGAACTGCTTTATTGACACTAGGCTAGAGTTTGTTCGGAGCCAAGCTAAGATGTGGTTAAAGCATGATAAAAGTTTTTGTTGCAAAAATCACGTGGCTTTTAATTACGATACTATATGGACGGCTGGACATGAGTATATGTTGGAAAAACTTATTAACACATTTAATTTAGACGTAGATCAAGAAGATTTTGACAGAGCGTTAGAATGCTGTGTATTTGAACCTAAAGGTTCAGACAGCCATCAACGCCAAGGTATTCCTAAAGATGGTTTAAGACTTATTGATAAATCTCTTAGAGATCAAATTAACACTATTGTTCAACAAGAACGTAGCAAACTTAGAAACCTATAATATTATGTCCACACTGTATAATTCTCCAGGTAGATACAATCCATATCGTCCAAACAGACCCGTAAGAGCTACAAGACAAAGCTTACGTGATGGGTCGTATGTAAGCTCTCGTAGAACTTTTAACCCTTTAGATAAAAATGAAGTTCGAGCTTATGGGCAATACAACCTAAACGAAATGACAAATTCTGGCAGATTGTCTAGAAACCCTAACGTTAGGGCAGGACAACTGCAGCAAGATCCTCAAGCAAGAGGTATATTAAACATGGCTACAACCGGAAACTACCCGTCTTTTGCTCTTTCAGACGAACAAATGCCTGAGAATCAAAAGGCATTTATGAACCTCCCAGGTTCACAATATCTAAGGAGTAACGTTAGGCCTTTGGTAAATACATTAAATCCTGGAGCAGCTGATTATACTGAGAGAAACAAACAACGTTACAATCAGTTTGGTTTTCCTCAAGGACTTAAACCAGGAGTTAATTATTTTACAAATAGAACCACTCAGGGATATGGTGGAACACAAAATATAAATCGAACATTAGGTAACCAGCCGTTTGGCAGGTTGTAATCAAAGTCTAATAAATTTAACTTAAATAATATTATGCCAGGAGGAATACAAGGGCGTCTGCTTAGAGAGCAAGCTAAGGCGCAGAAACTAAAAAATGAGGCAATGGAGCGACAAATGAGCAGCCCTTTACCTATGCTTCAAAACATAGCTGCGCTTCAAAATGTGCTATCTGCAGATGATAGAAATATTTCTAATTTGTTATCTACTGCAGGTTATCACTCTGATCCAACTGAAATTATTCAAAATCTTTTGAGGCAGCGAGGCGTTCAGGGTCGGTTTAGGCCAAAAGCTGTTGATCCTCGTATCGCACAAGAGCAAATGAAAATGCAGCAGTTTACAAACATGATGAACATGCTAAACACTAATAGGACTGGTCCAAGCAGTGGTTCTGTAAATGCAGAACAACTTGAAGCGCTTCGAAACTCTCCTATCGGACAACAGCTTATGGAAATCGTTCAACAACAACAAGCACAATGACAGAAGAAGAATATAACAAATTGGTTGAAGAAGTAGGAAGAAGTGAAGCTAATCGTCAAAGACGTGCTGCTGAAAGAGGAGCTAAAAGAAAAACAAGAGAAGCTAGGCGCAAGGCACGAGGTGATTATAATGAGGCCACTACAGGTTCAAGGATTCGTTCAAATGGCAAAGACTTGAACAATCCTTTGGGAAACGACTTCCTTATGGACGCTATGCAAGAAATGTATAGACTTCAAGGTGAGGCTGACGAAGCTCGTTATAGACGAAGCAACATCAAGCCAGACTTTGGTTCTGGTGGTCTTGATTATCTTGCAAAGAATTATAATCCTGCAGCTAATCCTTATGACCGCAGAAGTCCTAATTACATAGATCCTCAAGCCAGAGCTGCTAGTGCAGTTGCAGAAGCAAAAGAACTGCAGCGTGCTAGGGCTGAACAACGTCAAATGGATCTTGAAAGGTATGGCACAACCACAGACGGAGAAATTACAAACTATTACAGTAATCCTTTGTCTCCGTCAGAGGGTCCAGATTTTACAGTTATAAACATTCCTGAGCAGTATGGTGGTGGTATGGCTTACGGTGGTTCTGAAAATCTAATTAAAATTGACCCTAACAGAGAGCTACCAACTGGTTCAGGTATTCCTATGAGTGCTTTGGAGGCATTTTCGACTGATAAACTTGAAAACAATATTTATGCACCCGAAGATAGGTCTAGTCCTTCTTCAATGGATGCTAACGACGCAAGAAGGTTTATGGTTCAAGAATCTATAAAAGACAGAATTAAGGACTTTTATGAAACTCCTCGTGAACTTAGGCCTGTGCTTGAGCCTGAGCCTGTGCTTAACGTCATGGAGCCTATGGAACCTATGGAGACTCCTGTAGTCGGCGAAGTTTTTCCGCCTGCACCAGCTCTAATACCTAAACCAGTGACAAGAGAGAAGTTATTTCAACCTGCAGCAGACTACATGGAGGATGCTGGACCGCTTTTAGATAATCCTATTTCTAGAGACGCGTTAGACACGCCAGAAGTCTTTTTAGGCGCACTCGCAGGAATAAATGACTTATTCAATAGTTATATCGCTAACCCTTTAATGTATCTTTTTACAGGTAAAGAGCAGTTTACTGGTGATGAAACCAAAGATGCAGTTTTTAACCTATTTAATCCTAGAGTAGATTAATCATGATTAACCCTTTATCATTCTCAGATGTCCGACAACTCCACGGACAAACCGGTGGAGCTTTTGGAAACCTTAACGAGTTTTCCCAACTTGCTAACCAACTTACTGGCACCAATGTATTCGACGCTGGTGTAGGTAATAGGTTTGAAAACACCGTCAAATCAGCCAGTGATGAAATTAACCTGTTTTTAGACAGAAATGCTGGTGGTGCTGAAGAATGGTTGGGTGAAAGAGGTGCAGACCTTTTTGAATTTTTCGGTGCTGATGAAGCAACCGGGCGACAAGTCGGGGAGGAAGCTCTACGTGGAGTTGTAGACTTCCTCCCTGCAATCGCAGGTTTTGGCATTACTGCTGCCACGGGTGGAGCAGCCGGTCCTATAGCAATACCTTTAGGATTAGCTAGTTCTGCTGCACTAGCAGGAGCAAACACTTTGGAACAAACTGACTCGTATGGACAAGCTGCACTTTCAGCAGGTCTTGCTGGTTTTGGTGGAGGTGTTGCAAGTCTTGGCGCTCGTGGAACTTTATCTGCTCTTGGTCGAGGCACAACGCAAAAAATACTTAGCGAAACTGGAGAACAAGTTGGAGAGCGACTAATAGCACAAACGTTGGGTGATCGCGCTCTTGCAGGTATTGCGGGTGAAACAACTATTAACCTTGCGGCAATGCTAGGAAGTTCAGGTATTAAATATGCTGAAACTGGAGAGTTTGAAAATCCCTTTACAAAAGAAGAAATACTTTCTAACTTAGTTGATCCAACTCTAATCTTTGGAATCAACGAGATGGTTAATCCTTCAGTAATAAGCGAACGGTATATTAGCAGACAACAAGACAAAAAGAAATATACTTCTGCAGAGCAAGATGAACAAGCTGCTAAAATTGCAGCTGCGACTCCAACAAGCATTGGTAAGACTCGAGAAGAAATCTTACGCACTTCAAGTGAGCTGTATGAAATGGCTCGAAATATAGAAGATGAAAATGTTCGAGAGAGCATGATGACTGTAGTTTCTAAACTTCGTGAAGAAGCTTATGCAGCGGCTGATGCAGGCGTTCTTTCTGCTGAAGAAGTTCCAACAGTTCTTGGAGAGGTCTTGTATACTGAGCTAGAAGACTACAAGACAAATTCAACTGTTGAACCCGTCGCTACGGAAGAAGGCACAGTTATGCAAGAGCTGAGCCGTGAAACATTGGTTGAACCAGAGGCATTAGAAGCCTTTGGCAGGACTGTAGAAGGTTTTAGTTTTCCTGGAGAAGCTAGTTATGCTAGGATGCTTGATGCACTTGAGCCAAAGAATGATATAGAGTTCAAAGAAAGAGTGCTGCAAGCTAATGTTGTAAGGCAAGAAATGGATATGAGCTTGATTGATGATGAAAGCCTTAAAGCTTTTATGGGTCAAGCTACAGAGCAAAAGAAAGGTAATCTTGAAGAAGCGGTCGATGTTGTAGCTGAAAGACTTAGAAGTGAAACTGAAGCAGCGGTTAAAGGTGAGGTTTATAAAGCTCAAGAAACTTCGATTAAAGATGTTAAAGAAGTTGTAGGTAAATTTGTTCAGTTGCCAGAAGAAGTTCAAGATACTGTTGGCGACGTGCAAGCAGTTGTAAAATCAGCTAAAGTTGATGAACAAGGTGAAGTTATACTTAAGCTTGAAAATCCAACTGGTGAAGGTCCTGACTTGACATTTAGTGGTAATGAAGTTCGATACAATGGCAAAGCCGTTGTTGTTAGCAAGCTGGATAAAGCACAAGATGCTGAAGCTGCTCAAGCGCAAGAAGCAGTAGCTGAGTCAGGACGAATTGTTCCTGGTTCGCCAGAAGATATTGTTGCTAAAGCAAAAGAAAAAGCTAATCAGATTGCGAAGAAAAAGAAAAAGAAGGGTAAAAAATACAAAAATCCTTTTCTTGACCCTGACTTTGATGAAAGTGAAGTTACAATAGATCTTGATAAATACGATTTAACAGAAGACGAACAAGATAGACTGGATGTTGAAACGTTTCTTGAAGATGATGCAGCAGACTGGGATGACCTTGATTTCTTTGGTGGAGACGCTGAGAACATTGGTAAGCTAGACACAAAGGATATTGGTGTGGGTGTAACGCTTGCTCATGTGTTAGGTAAGCATAAAGATACTGGTAATCTCATGATTGGTGATTATCAGTTTAGCAGCAATAAGAGTCCACTTGTCGACGAGCGCATTGTTAAAAAGCAGCTGATGCGCTATGGTATGAAGGCTTCCACGTGGGAGGCTTATAAACTAAAGTATGATACGTTGGTAAAGGACGGGGAAGTTGATCTTCAGTTGCTGATGGAGATCTCGGAGTATCCTTTGTTGGATGTTGATGTGCATGGTGGGGTAGAAGTTAGAGAAAAAGCTACAGATGAACCTAGACGACGCATTGATGAGTTTCGACATTCAGTAGAAACTGAATTAGGAAGTGAAGGATTTGATGCACTTAGTTCGGCCTTTCGTACAGGATCTAGTGTTGAACGCGCACTTGAGTCATCGTTGGTGTCCTCTGCACAAAAGGCAATACTTCGAGAGAACCGCGCTCGTATTGAAGCTTTGTTGCCTGAGTATGAACGTCTTACAGATGCTTACAACGATGCGGACTATGCAGACTATAAAGCAGAGAATGAGGACTTTGCAGAACGGTTCGGAGATATTGCACCTGATGAGTTTCAACCATTCGATCCTAAAACAGGACTAGGTAACGTTGCGTATGTGATTCGTGCTGACGGAGTAGAAAATGGTGGAGGGCATACAGGCAATGACGATACGCTTGCATGGGTGAGAGGGAAGTTTATTTTAGCCGACGACGCTTTTGTTGACTCTACCCTAGATCAGATTCCTCTGTCAATGGTTAATCAGAATGATACCAATAAAGTGAGCAAAACACTGCAAGCTCTCAAGCGTATGGAGAAACCAACGGCAGGGGACCTTGTTGACACTGAATTCAAAACAAGGGAAGAGCTAGTTAAATACGTGGAAAAGCAAAAAACGAAGGCAGCAGAATTGCGGCAAGAACTTCTACGTCAAGTGGACGCAAATAGAATTTTTAGAGTGGACGAGGTTCAAAGTGATGCGGCGCAAGGAGCTGCGCAGAGACAAAAAAGAGAGGATGCAAACAGAACACAGATGCTAAGTCATCTTGGCGAAAAAGCATCTGTGTTATCTGATCATTTAAGATACTCGTATGGTATCGACGCGAGCGATATTATCACGCGAGAATTAGTTGATTCAGTAATTCCTAACTACTCTCACCCACTCTTCTCCAACTACGAAACTATTGCACTCCGCACAGCAATTCAAAAAGCTCGTGAGAACGGTGCGACGAAGCTGTTTATGCCGGATAGTAATACGGCGATGATGACTGAGCGGCATGATGCAGCTTCTCTAAACGGACAAAATTTTGCTTATAGATTAACAGAAACACAGCGGAAGGAGTTCGTTGAGTTCTACGACAACATCAAAGATTTTGATCAAGGCGACGGTCGTAGAACTTATACAGCGCAAGACGGTTCTTGGTTATTTGACGTTTTTGCTGACGGACGGATTGTAACTAATAACCCTGATATAAAGCGACACTTAGAAACTGTAGGCACACGGTTTTATCCAGAACCCTCTCAAGCACCCGGAATGCGTGCAGCTTATGACGAACGACTTCAGAACATTGCGAGGAAACAGCTTGGCGTCGGAAATCGTGCGGATTTAGGTAGGCATAAGGATAGTCCGCTTGAACCCCTTGAAGTTCAACAAGAAAGGTTGAATCAACAGTATGAAGAGGGACTGATTTCGGAGGCTGAAGCAGAGGCAGCCTTTCCTCTGGAAACCCGCGAACCCACCCTCTTTAACCCCGACGGCACACCGCACACAAACGTTACTGGTCGAATATATGACGTGCCATCTCATATTGGTCTTGATGGAGCTAGAACTGGACGTCTTGAAGGTCAAGTTGTTGCTACACCTAAAGACCTGCTAACTCGTATACTTCGCAAGAAAGGATGGACCAATAAATCACTAGAAGAATCTCACGAGACTTTTTCTAAGATCTTTGATTTACTTGACGCTAATGAAGTTACATTGTCTACAATAGAGAATAGTAATATTTCAGGTGCGGCAAGTAGAACTGCACAAAAGTTGTTTCTTGGCAAGCAGGACTCATACGAAGCTGCTGCCTTTGTGACTGGTCATGAGTTAGCACACTTGGTTGAACAGTTAGATCGTAAAGGTTTACTTTCTAAGCGGCATCACAACATGATGCGTGAACTAACTAACTGGACTAAAGATGCCAGTGAACAAGACAGAAGGCTTGCGCTAGAGATTATGCGCGACGGTATGCTGTCTAAGAAGTTCCGAGACACTGAAGTTGTGCGGCAGGCTATGGATACTGTTAGCGATCCTGCAGAGGTAAGGGCTAACCTTATCTCAATGTGGGCTATGAACCGTGCACATAAACCAGATGAAGTTGCAATGAACCTTCTGCCTGCGCCAATTCAACGTGGACTTAGAGTGCTTACTGATCTGATGAGAGACGTTGTTGGTGCAATGAAAGGAACCAGCAACGTTCTAACCAACTTCCGGTCAAGAAGAGATATGCGCAAGAAATTGGATCGTCTTACCAAGGATCTTGACGCATACCAGAAGGCACAACAGAAACAACGTGAGTTTTGGACAGAAAGCCAGAAATTACTTGCAATGGGTCCACAGGGCTTTGACGTTAAAGATAGCTTAGACTTCTTTGGCGGCAAGTTTGAAAGTCAAATACCAGATGACTCTCGTGGTTTTGCTCGCAAGGCCTTTGATAAATGGATTTTGCAGTTTGATCAACTAACACGTATGATTCCTTCTTTTCAAGGAGTTGGCTCAGACCTGCACGCTTACTCTGGAAACGTCAATGCTGTAATGAAACGTATTGCAGGCAAGATTATGGGTGAAGTTGATGCAGCAGGTAACGCACAGTTTTCATCACGCGATGACAGCTTAAAGTTTGAGCGCGTTAAAAAGAGTCCTAAGCTACAGTCGCTGCGAGATGACTGGATGCGTGCACAAAACACTCACGCTAAGGAGTTGTCATTTGGTGACTTAGCTGAAGTAGAACCTGAGCTACACAAGAAACTGAAAGACCTTAAGCCTTCAGAGAGAGAAGCAGTTATTCACATTAAATCTAGAATGTCTGCGGCAATGAAAGAGTTTACTGACGTAGAAATTCCTCGTATTGTTAGAGCCTCTAACGAAGCACTTGTAACTAACTATATTGCAAGCCGCTATCCTGACAGCTTACGTGAAAACGCAATGGGCTTGTCTAATGTCATGTATGAAGCTTTAACTTTAATGAAGTCAGGTGATCCTGCTAGTGTAGAAGCTGGTAGAACTATGCTACAAAAAGTAGCAAGTGAGTTTCCTGATAGTGACGGATTTGCCAAGGCGTATGAACTTGCTGAAAAGGGTTTTAATGGTTTAGAGACGCTTAAAGCACAATTCAAGAAGAAGCCTTATTTCTTCTCTGAAATTAGAACAGGTAAGTTCTTTGTTCGCTGGAAAGACAAAGATGGCAAGACTGGTGGTGCTGCGTTTGATTCAGCTAAAGAAGCTAAAGCCTTTGAAGCTAAGGAGCTTAAAGCCAGAGGAAAAGAGGTCATAATGGTGGAAGGTGTTCGCAGAGGACAACCACACTTTGTAGGTGAAGATCGTGTTGTTTCTGAACTTGCACGCATGGATGCATTGAACAAGTCGCTTGTAGACTCTATGACTACATTGTCTGATGAGCAGAAGCAGCGTCTCAAAGCTGAGTTTAATTATGCTTCAGAATTTGAGAAAGACCTGATGGCAAGCGACATTATTAAGAATGGATCGCGCAGAAAGCTTTCTGATGGTCGTCAGTATCTTGATATGTTTTCGACGCAAATGGCTTACTGGAACTCTGCTACACGAAAGCTAAACAAAAAATTATTCTATCACAGATACAACTATCGTCAGTCCGATCCGGCATGGCGTAACGATGAAAAGGTTGCTGCACATTTAGGTGACTTGGACCAACACATTAAAAACTTCTTCGAACCAGATACGAAGATTGGTAAAGATATTGTGCAAGCAAATGCTGCATACTTTCTTGGCTTGAACTTTAGCTCTCATGCTATTGAACTTACACAGCCAGTTAACACTTATGTGCCTGAGTTAATAGCACGAGGTGAAAGTTTTCTGGGTGCAATGAAGTATATTATTCAGGCTGAAAAAGAAGTTGGTAAGTTTTCTGCACTACAGATACCTTCTAATCTAAAACGTCTGGCTAAAGTTAAACTACCATTTGTTGGTAGACTTACTGAAAGCGACAAACAAAAGGCTTATAAGGGTATTGACAACCACAGGTTTTGGGACAACAAAGACTATGGCGAACTGATGGAATACGCTGCTGAAAGGGGCGAAATTTCTATGTCATGGGCTAGTGAAGTTATTGAGCCTGATCCTGCAGCAAACTCAGATCTTTCAGGTCTGGCAATGAGGGGCGGTGAGAAATCCAAAAATCCACTTGCAAGGTGGGGAATAACTCCTGCAATGAACCTAGCAAGAAACTCGCTGAAACTCTATCAGCAGTTTACACAATACAATGCTCGCGTCGCCCTCATTGCTGGATACAACAAAGCAAAAGCTGACGGATTAGACCATAAAGCCGCAATGGAGTCAGCACTTGAATTTGCTCGTGTAGTTACTTATTCAGGCGGCAAAGCTAATAGGCCTGTTGCAATGTTTGAAGGAACAGGCGCATTTAGAGGACTTGGTCAAGCTATGTATTCGTTGCAAGGATATAACTTTGGTGTGTTGTCAATGATGCGACGTTACGGTGAAACGGCTTTTAATAAGACGCAGTATCCTGACATGACACCAACTGACAGGAAAAATGCACGCAAAGCTTTAACAGCAATGGTTATTGCACAGTTTGCTTCTGCAGGTTTAGTAGGACTTCCTTTTGTAGGATCAGCTATGGCACTGCTAGAAAAATATACTGGACTTGAAATTGAGAAAGAAGCTCGAGAAGGTCTTGCAGGTCTATTAGAAGATGATGAACGAGAAGACGGTGGCATCTTGGCTGACTTGATACTTAATGGAGCAGCAAATACCTTTTCTAAAGAAGTATTACCAGGCGCACCTGACTTTGCAAGTCGTTTAGCTGTCGGCGGTGTGATGGGACTTAACCCTTATGATGGTTGGTCTCTGGGGCAACTAATGGGACCGACGGGTTCAATCGTTGAAAATGTCTCTAAGGGTGCTATTAACTTGATTAGAGAAGGCAACCCTGGGCAAGCATTAGAGGATGTTGTTCCTATTGCTTGGAAGAAGCCTATTCACCTGCTAAGGCACGGTGGAGAGCTGAGAGACTCGGGAGGTGGCAAATTGATTGATGCTAACTTTGGAGAAAAGGTAGCTTATGCTATTGGATTTACACCACAACGAATAGACAGAGAAAGAACTATTAATCGTCTGCAACGTAAGCATGAAGACGTTATAAGAAGAAAAGGTATTAAAGTGGCTGATTCGCTGTCAGAGATGCCAGCAAGTGAAGCAAGAAAAGAGATTGAGCGGCTAGCTTGGAGTTCAGAAAAAGTTCAGATGGCACTAGATATGGGTGCGACTGAAAAAGCTTTTAGTGAGTTTGAAAGCGAAAAGCAGCGTTTGTCTGGCCTTGTTGCAGACCGAGCAGAGAAAGAAGCGTTTCCTAGAGATGCTAGAAGGGAAGCTACTTTTAAAGGTTCGGCTGGTCAAGAGGCTTTGCTTCGATCTATGGGTTATAGCAATGAACCTAGCGAGGTTGCTAGGCTGCTTAAAAGGGCAGAAGTTCAATCACAGCTAGGATCTAAACCTAACCTTAATCAACGTTCTGTGATGAGGGCGTCTTTGATAGATCGACTGATGGAAGATCGACCTTATCTTTCTCGTGTTGTTGCGGCGCAAATCGCGGATCAGTTGTTAGCAACTCTGTAAACGCTGCTTCAGTCCCGTAGAGCTTTACGGTGTGCGTCTCATCTATTGTTAAAGCCTTGCATAGAATCTCGTCCTCGGTATTAACCAAGTGATCCAGCACGTTGTCCATTTCCTTTGGATCGGCATCTTTGTGGAAAGTCTTGTGAATTAACTTACGAGTGACGGGCTTCTTGGAAGCGAGGATCATTGTCTTGATTGATGCTGCGATAGGCGCAAGCTCATTGCGACCAGCACCTTCAAACACTCTCATCATGTCAGGCTCAATGTCCTCTAGGAATTGTAGTGCAGCGGAAAGATGTTCTGGCTCTAAGTTCAAGTCATTACTTTCGGACAGAGATATTAACATTGCAACCTTCAAAACGTATCCTGCTTTTGATTGTAAGTAACCTTGAAAGATTGCGTTCTTTTCTTCTGCTCGTGCTTTGAAGTTCTCTTTATACCATCTGTCCCACCAGACCAGTGCAGTCGTAGCTAGCTTGAACTCACCTTTAAGTTCTAGTATTTCTTTTGCTCGTTTGATGCAAGCGTCACGAGCAAGCTTTTGTTCTTCTGTGATGCGAGGAATAGGCACTGGTGTTCCGAAGTCGTCTGAATAAACAAAGATGCAGCGGCGAGAAAAACCAGAAGAAATAATGCGTGTTGACGCTAAGTTGTTCATGGTCTCTGTAGTAAGGCAACCAAGCATAGTGATGTATGGACCTTTGATAGTGTCGATACCTTTGTTCTTGGTGCGAACTTCAAACTCATCACGATCCCAAACGTCTGTGAGAAAGCCAATCATACCTGGAGCATTACCACCTGCATCTAGTAAAGTTGCAAACTCGTTACAGTATAGTGACAGGTGAGTGTAGTGATGCAAGTCCTCGCCGACTTTGAAAGCTTTTTGGCATGGTGAATCTTCTTCTGCCATCATTTGAGTTAGTGCTTCTTTTGTCACAGATGGAGGAGAGATAGGAATGTCATGAAGTGACTGCAGCATACGTAAAGATATGTCCATTGCTGTAGACTTCTTGATGCCTGGCATACCTACGAATAGAACATACATATTAGGGTAAACTGTAAAGATACCCATGTCAACCCATACGCGTCTTGATATGAGTGACGATAAGGTAGACAGTGCAGCCCAGTTATGATAGACAACAGGTGACTCATTGCCTGAGGTCATGATTGAATAGTTGCGCAGGAATGACATTAGGAAAAGAGGTCTTGTTCAGTCTCAGATAGTTGCTCTTTGCGAATTAGATTTATTATGTCTTTGTCAGACATTTTGAAGAACTCGGCAATGGCAAGACGAAAGAGTAATGCCATAGTCACCTTAGGAGACTGAGGAGATTCTTTAGCTCTTAGGTCGTGTATAGTTCGCTTGCGTTTGATGTAATCAAGCCAAGCATTCTCGGATAGGTTTAACGGATATGATTTCATTATATATAAATATATCATGCAATGGGGGATTTGTCAATCTCGTAAATGCCCCGCTTTTGCATCACGCTTGCCCGTAGGCCATCGCATCGGGCGGATCGGATGGATAGCGCGGGCGATATATAAAAGCCCTAAAATTACGTTTGATTCAATAGTTGAATGCGTTAGAGCTTAGTCTAGCACAGCGGCGATAATAGGTTCACGTGGTCTGCCTCCTTCTGTAAGGCATTTGTATTTTATTCTGACCATAGTGCCAATAGGAGGAGCGTCCATGTATTGGTGTCGTTGAATGTCAGAAAGGCCAGAACCAGCTGAGAAGATTATACCATTAGGAAAACGTAGTTTTAATGAACCTACAACGTTCTCGTATTTAGAACCTTCTTCTCCTAGTATTACGTCAACGCATTCACAGTTTTCGTCTAACCAGTCTTTGCGCTTGAGTAGATACGGCCAACGGTTTTCTTTGTTACCGCAGTCGTCTAGCAAGCCGTATGGACGATTAAGACGATACATCATACCTTCGTAGTTTAGTCCAAGGAAATGTGAGTAATATTGGTCGGCTTCTATTTCTGTGTGAACTTTGTAAGTTGGAACAGAAAAGATGTTTAAGGAGTTTGCTGGTAATATTTCTTGGAGCAAGTTGAATCGCTCAGAAAAAGGCATAGTTAAGTTACTAGCATCTATACAGTCGAATACATGAAACTGCACATGCGGAGTATTTTTAGTTGGGTGCAAACGATTCACAGAAATTGCAGCGTTAATTTTCTGCAATGGCCAGCCGTGGACATAAAGCTCACCATCGAGTAGAATGTGTTTAGGCAGGTTAGTTAACTCGGAAGTGATATGTTCTACTACTGAGTTATTCCAGATCTTTTCGTCACGTGTTTGAAGTATTTCACTGTTGTAAATGCCTCGGACTCCATCAATCTTAGGCTGAATAAAGCAGGGATAAGTTACATGCTTTTTCTTGTCCTTATAGTGATGTGCTAACATTGGTATCATATGCGTGCAAGGTAATGGTTGCCCAACGTTCTCCTGATTTATGTTCTACTGTATGAGGGTAAGGATACATTGTGTCTAAGAATCTAATAGATGGGCGGTGCTTTAGATTTGTTACGTCGTCTAAAAGAATTACTAGACGTTGACCGAACTTCATATGGTGTTGAAGCAGTTGACTAAACTCACGGAAGCCCATAGTCCAATGAGAATCAAGGCAATACAAAACGCTTGATCCGTGCTTTTTAATTTGCTTGGCAAGAAAGTCTTGCTCTATGTCTTGGTGATCTTTGTATTTCTGTTGACTGACTGGATCAAGTGTTTTAAGGTCGCAAGAGAAAGCGTAATGCAGATGCACTTTTTTATTGTTGCCATGCAACTCTTTTGCTTTGTCGTAATTTGATACGTTCATCTCACAAGAGTAAACTTCAAACCCATTATCGGCAAAGATCTTAGTTGTGCCGGTTCCTGTGTTTGTGCCAGTCTCTACGACAGTATCAAATTCTGATCGTAGATTTTTTACTTGTGCTTTAAACGCTTCGGTTTCTAGGTGAACATTAGGTTTCATAGTGATTCGTCTTTACAAAGAATGTCTTGGAATATAATTGTGCTTTTTGATTTGAAGGAAGGGTCAGGTTTTAAATTAACTAAGTATGTTACACCAACCGCGTGACACCACTCGGTGATTAACACATCATTAAATACTTCAGACAATAAATAGTCAGAATTTACCTCGACTGAATGAAAGTTTTGAATATCGTTTAGAAGGTTACGACGGGCTTCTACGGTTTTCATAGGGATATAGTGCCAGCTGAATCATCACCCCAGAAAAGGCCATACTCGCCCTCAAAAGGAATAATCATTTCGGTGCCAGCTATTGTTAATGTGTTAGAAAAATAGTCTATAAGTTTTTTAACAGACCAGTCCTCTTTGTCTTTTGGAAATTGACCAATGAGTGCATCGTGAACTTGGTGCAGTGGTTCAATGATGAGTTTATTTTTGTCGCGGTTTTCTGGATCCTGCCAAAGGTTTGTTAGAGCTAAATTAGTGGCATAAGTGGTATTAGCCTGCGGCTCTTGCGAATATGCAGCTTGAAGTGTAGCGTTGTCACGTCGACGACCAAAGAAGTGCCTTCGATGACCTGATGCAGAATCCATCCAGCCGAATTGTTCTAGTTGTTGTTTGCACCAAGCTTGCCATGCTTTGACACCACGATAGCGTAAAAAGTATAGTGTTTGTAATGCAAGACAATCTTTAGGTGCAACGTGAACAGGGTTGCCATCGTCTTTCCAAGATCGTTTAAGGATGTTGTTAGACATAGTCGGTCCACCCATACCATAGTTGGAGCCGTGTTGAACTGCTTTAGCAGCAGCATACAGCCAAGGCGGAATGTCTAAACCGTCGATAATTTCTTTAAGGTCGTGTGATGGAAGTGTTGCAATAGAGTTGTCTTTAAGAATAGACAAAGCACAGATGACTTTAGCAGGTTTGACTCCGGAGCGATAATCTTCTAACATAGCGAAGTCATCGAACCTTGCACAATGAGCTGCAACAGTCCAACCGTCTGCTCCAGAAAGGTCAACTTGAAACATGTAGTTGCCTTCGTCTGGAACGAAACATTTGCGCAGTCGTTTAGTTGTAGTCTGCAAATTGTAACCTCCGCCTGAGTCAGAGGTCTTACAAGATAAACGACCTGTTTCTGTGCCAACAACATTGTAACCAGACCGGACACGACCGTCATCATCTAACTTGAAATCCACTTGACGACGAATACCTTCTAAGTGTCGCCATCTAAGGATGTGATATACTACGTCTGAGTCATGCAATTTAAGGAGCTTTAGCAGAGCGACTACGTCGGAAGCAAGCTTGTTGGTCTTTCTTCCTTTCTCTATAACATACTGCTTAGTTAGTTGAAGTTTGTTGTATAGGAACTTTTTAAGCTGAACATGAGAGTTTATATTAAGTGGTTCTCCATTTACTAAATCAATCCAGGTTTGAAGCTCCATCATCTCAGCCCAAAGCGCGGAAGCCTCGTTTTGTGCAAGCTCACTTTCATACTTTATACCTCTCAGCTGCATGTATGCAAATGGTCTAAGTAAGCTGTGATTGAAGTCTAGGTGTGCTTTAGCTTGTGCAAATTCTTCTTGGTCAAGATACTCTTTTTGCCGCTCATAAATCTCGTATGTTACAGTTGTATCTTTGCAGCAGTAAGCGTTGTGAGTTTCGTCATCGTGTATCTTTCTCTCGAACTTGTAGTAAGGTTCACGTGTCCAGATTGATGTCTGCGTAGCTAGACTTTTAGGCAGCTCTGGAAATATCTCCCAGCCAGATAGCATGGTATCCCAATGCATACCTGCGACATACATTTTGTGTCTCCAAGGAATACAGAAGTTTTCATACATAAAGTTCTGCGCAATCTTTGGAATCTCAGGATTCTCCATCCAACGCTTTAGAGACTTGTAAACGTCAAGCATCACAGGAGGAGACATATTTTTGAAGTCAATGATAAAAGCATACTGCGGCGAAGATGCAATAGAAAGGCAGGTAATACCGCCATACTTCTCAGGGTCTACTCCACCTTCAATGTCAATAGATGCGACGTGGCCTGTCGGCCAAGAGTCTAGTTTATCTATTATTTCTGGAGGAGTTAGATGAAGGTCAAAGGTGCGTTGCGGCAGCTCAAGATCTTTGTCTAACGCTTCTTCCGCTGCACGTTTTAGATCAAAAGCAACTAAAGGAACTAGCTTGTATTGACCTGTCAGTATATATGGATCGTGCGTAATAATACACTTACGACCATACAAAGGAGAATTGGTATCTACACATCGAAACATGGTGCCACGCATATTGTAT